CTTGGTCTTGCCGGTTGCCGGGTCCTTGATAGGCTTGCCCATCCCCGGTCCAATCTTGGAGTCTTCGCGCATGGGGGAATTTCCCACCAGCGCCCTGCGAACAACTTTGAACGGTGGCAGGTTGTGCTTGGCGCTGTGGGCGGTAAAAACGTGGTGCCCTACGTCGTATTTGTATGGCATGGACTCGATCATGTCCTGCATGTCGGCAGCGCCTTTGCGCACGCGGTCGCCCAGCGACTCATAAGAGTCCTGCAAAGTCATCATATTGCGCGTGTTCGTAACAGGTGCCTTCATGCCCGCCGACTTCGCGGCGTTGGCGATGGCCCTGCGCATGTCATCCACGCTGCCGCCGTCCGCCATCCTAGGCATCGGCGCCCCGGGCCGCACGGGCGCCGGGTTGGGCCGCATGGCCTGCAGGGCCTGCCCTTGGGGGGTCATGCTCAGGATGTTGCTCTGCGGCCCCTGTGGGCCCCGTAGCAGCGGCGAGGGGGCATTGAGCGGGCCACCGGGGGGCGGTGCTCCGGGCGGGCCGGGGGGTAGGCCGCCTGCTGGCGCTGGTGGCTGGCCGGGAGCCCCGGGTGGGCCGCCCGCTTGTGGCGGTTGGCCGGGTGGTTGCCCGGGAACTCCCGGCAGCATCTGCTGGCCGGGGTTTTCTGGCTGGAAGTCCACGCCGCCCACGGGGAAGCCCGGTCCACCAGACGGCGGTGCGTAGGCCTTGGTCTTCATGTTGGGCGCCTCGTTGGCGCCGATGTCCTTGAGGCTGACGTTGCCTTTACGCAACATAACGCGGGCCAGCATCTCGTCTTGGCTGGGCTCTTCCTCGACCTTGCCACCCTTGGCGTAGCCGACCGATCCGCCTTCGGCCTTGCCCGCATAGGTCTTGCCCATTAGGACCATGTCCCGCGCAACCTCCGGCGACACATTAAGCCGACGCGCGGTCATCATGATGTTCTTAGCCAGCAACTCCAGTTTGCCCGCACCAATAGGCGTATCCACGCCGGTTTGCGGGGCATAGGTCCCCCAAGTTAACCCTTGCGCGGATACTGGTTCTAGGCCGACCTTGTTTGCGATCTGGCTGCGCCACCACGGCGACAGCATAGCCATCTCAGGGTTGGTGACGCTGGCGCCCGGTATGGCCTGCTTGCCCTTGACGGTCTTCCAGTTGCGGGTATCCGCCAGCCCAACGGCGCGGCTCCAGTGCGCGTCGCCCACAGGCGTGGCCGTCTGGAACCCTGTCTCCGGCACGCCGCTGGCTTGGATGTACAGCGGGACCTTGGGCGTCTTCATGGTCATCTCGCCTGACTCAAGGTACTTGGACATGGGCCCTGCTTGAGCGGTCTTGTGGTAGGCATGCCCCGGCACGTTGCGGATGTCCGCCGGGAATCGCCGGGTGCGCTTGCCTTCAGGCATGCCCGCATATTTTAGGAAGTCCTTGAACCGGCCCTGCGTGTTCAGCGAGTAAGCGGCGGTGCCCCGGGGTATCTCCGTCATGACCTCGCTGGCCGGTGACGCCATGCCGATCAGGTGGTTCATCTTGTCGTACTCACGCACCGCGTTATCGAACCCGATCAGGTGCACCATACGTTGGAACGCCGGATCGGTGATGTACCACGGCTCCATGCCGTGGCGCAATGATTCGTACTTCTGGGCCTCGCCCAAAGTGTCAACTAGCCGTTGCTCATTCTCCTTGGTCATGACCCGGGCGGCAGAGGCGGCGCCTCTGGGCTTGGCGGCGGCACCCGGTAGCGTACCGGGCAGGTTGCCCTTGCGGCCTTGGTTCATCTCATACAAGTCGCCCCGGGTCACACCAAAAAGCTGCTTGAGAGCCGGGTCTTCCGGCGCCACGCGGGACGCGGCCTTGGCGGCGATCTCTTTGGGGTTGCCGTAGATGCCGGGGAAGGCCATGCGCTGGGGGTCTTTGACCGTCTGCAGCTTTGGGTTTAGGTTGGCCTTGGCAGCGGCAACGCGCCGGCTGTCTTGTACGTCGTCGTCGTCAAAGTCTGAGTCTGCCATGATGCCGTCCTATGTTGCCTTGCGCACGGGGAGTGCGCCAAATACTGCCGCCATCGGCATCTGGGTGTTGCGCTGGAGTATGCCACCGTAGCCGTGCTCGTGGGCCAACCGCTCAAGGTCGGTGAACGCGCCCTGCCTGTTCTCCACGCCTTGGTTGGCCTTGGCCGTAAACGGCGTGACGTTGTACTCCTTAGCCAGCGCGTGCAGATTTTCTGGGTCGCTGGCAACGTCGTACAAGTCGCTGGCGCGGGCGTGGTACTTGTGCGTGCCCAGCCCCGGCTCGCCGCGCTCGGGGTTGCCCGCGTAGAAATACGTCCGGTCGCGCACGGCTGCCGGGTCCTGCAGCCGCTCGGCCTCCGCCCCCTTGATGCCGGTGCCGTACCGGCTCGGGTCGGTGGCGGTCAGGTTGGGTTCGTTGCTGAAGTGCGTAAGCTCCGCGCTGGCCGGGTTACCGGGCTTGATCAGGTTGCGCAGGTACGGCGGTATGCCGCCGGCATAGTCGCCCCGGTTCATCTCAGGCGGCAGCAGTATGGAGGCCTGCGGGCCGTAGGTGAAGCCCTCACCGAGCAACTGCTGCTTGAGGTTGATGAAGCGCTCCGCCTGCGCGGTGTCGCCTTTGCGGGCGGCGTGGTACGCGGCCTCGTCGAGCTTGCGGACTTGGCCCTTGATCTTGGCATTGAGCGGGGTGTAGTTCACCACGCTGTTCTGGCCGCGTGTCTCGGTGGTCATAGCGGCCTGCGCCAGCGGGCTGTACATGCCGGAGTGCGCCGCCCATGCCTTCTCTTCGCCCTTGGGCCCGAACTCGTTGCCGTGCAGCGCGTGGCCGTAGAAGTCGTGGACCGCCCGGAACATCTCGGTGTCGTTGAGCCCGGTGCGCTTGTCCACGTTGTTCATGGACAGGTGCGGCTCGCCGCCTTGGAACACGTACAGGTGGCCGTTGTTGTGGATGTCGCGCAGCATCTCCCTGCTGTTGCGGTAGTTGCCCTCACCGTTGCGGTGGAAGCTCATGTTCACCGGCAGCGTGTCAAACTGCTGCTTAGTCTCGTGGTTCAGGTGCTGGTAGGCCTTAGCCACCAACTCGTCGTAGTCCCGGGCGTCGCCCACGTGCTCGGGCATCTGGCGTTTGTAGGCGTCATACACGGCCTGCTTGTACTCCGGGTGGCCCTCGGTAGCCAACATGAACACGCGCCCGATAGGGGCCTGCTTCTTGAGCGAGCTTTCGGTGTTGGGGGTCGGCGTGTAGGGCCTGCCGAACATCTGGCGGCTGTAGTCGTGCGCCGCCCTGTGCGCGGGCGTTTGCCCGCCGCGTATCAGGTCGTGGACCTGCGCATCCTCAGATGGTTGCGGAACTGCGCCTCGTGGTGATCCGAATGCAGCTTGGGCACCGGCCCCACCTTCTTCTCGTAGGCCTGTAGCTCTTGCTCCACTTTGCGCAGCAGCGCGTGGACGGACCCGATAGAACGGCCCTTCTTGTGTTGTGTCATATTGCGCCTCGGTAGGTGTGGGCATGGCGTGTCCCGGTGGTTTCCTGCATTTTATACCGCGTAGGGGTTCTCGGCCTTGCGCGGGTTGGCGTCGGCGTAGTCGTCCTCGTCCACCCACTCCTTGGGGAAGTCGATGGTCAGCCAGCCCGCGTCGCGCAAGTATCGCAGGGCTTGGCTCATGGCGTCAACAAAGTCGTCGTGCTCGGAGCCGTCGGGGAAGCTGCATATCTGGCTGACCATTCCCTCCGCCCAGTCCCTTACATAGCCCTTACGGTTGCTGGACTCGGGTATCCAGACCCGGCCCGCCTTGATGATGTTCGCCACGATCGACAGCCGCTGGACCTTGTCCGCCTTGCCCGGGTTGTACGGGATCACGGGCACGCCGGCCCTGCGCAGGTCTTGGATCAGGCTGATGCCCGCGCTCTTGTCCTCCACCAGCAGCAGGTCGACGCGCTTCTTGTTCTTGCCCTCGCCGTAGACGACCTCGTACTCGTCGAGGACCTTGGGGCGCAGGTCAGGGTACTGCAGGTGCTCCTGCCAGCAGTCGATCACCAGCGCACACATGCCGCCGTCCTCGGGCTTGTACACGCCCAGCGTGATGTGCGCCGTGGGGTCGTTGATCGTCTTCTCGCTGGTCGCGCAGTCCAGCGACTGCAGCACGAACTCGAACTTGGGGAGCGGCTTGCCCGCCGGCCAGAGCTTGAACCACTCGCGCCGGACGATGCCGCCCTCCTCCGGGTCGATGATCTCCGCGTGGATTTCCTGCCGGCCCAGCTTGGTGCCTTCGTACTGCAGAATCTGCTTCTGGAAGCTGGGCGCCAAGTTCTTGATGTTGCTGTAGGTGCTGGCCCTGCTGACCACCACGTCGTCGCCCTCACGCGAGATCAGGTCCATCACCACGGGCTTGGGTTTGGGCGTGGTGGAGGCGATCAGCTTGGTGCGCTGGCCCAGCCGGATGCCGAACTGGATCATGTCCCAGCTTTCCTGCAGATACTCCCACGCCGCCAACTCGTCGCACCATCCGCCGTGGAACTGCGGGCCCCGGAACCGCTCGGGCTCGCTTGCTGGGATGCCCTTGATCAGGCTGCCGTTGGTCAGTGTGAGTTCGTGCAGGCTCTTGTTGTAGTCGGCCACCAGTGCCGCCGGGATCACCGACAGCAGCCCGGAGTCGCCCTCGAAGCACGTGCCCCGCAGGTCGGCGCTGGTGGGGGCTGA